GAAGTAGAATTACTTAGAGATAAGAGAAAAATAGCCATTAATAATGGTAATTTTATATGTCCAACATGTAAATTAGAACTTCCTTTATCTAATTTTAATAATTGTGTTTCTACATTTAGTTGCTCATGTAATAATTACTCTTGTAAAAAATGTAATAAATCTAAATCTAGACTTTCTAAAATAAAAAGTTATGGTTTAGATAAAGAAACATTTATAAAAATGTTTGAGGATCAAAATAAAAGTTGTGCTATATGTAAAAAATCATTAAATATATCTGATTCAGAAAAAATGAGAGCTACAACTTTATGTATAGATCATGATCATTCAACAAATAAAGTAAGAGGATTATTATGTAATAATTGTAACAGAGGATTAGGTTTTCTAAAAGACAACAAAGAAATTTTATTAGCAGCATATAATTATTTAATAGTCCATGATAAATCCTGTGAATTGCTGGAAAATCTAGAGATAGACAATCAGCAGCCAAGCTAGTTAGAAATAATTAGAAGGTTCAACGACTAGTGTAAGGAGTCTTAACAGATAATGCTGAAGATAGTAAAACACCACGAGCGCAGGACAATTTCCTCCGAGAGAGTAGAAATTGATGATATAGTCTGAACTGCATGTATAATCTAAAAAAAAAGATGCAGAGTCTGAGGATAAAGAGCCTCAGAGATAACAAATGTATTAATGGGATGTTCTATTACAGAACAATTACAGCCTACATTAGAACATTTCTATATGGGCATAGAGAGAGAGTATTATAATGGATTGAACTTAAGTATTATTAAAGATCCAGATGTTAGTCATTTGGCTCATCAGGGTGTTCTTATGTTCAATGCAGCTCTAACAACAGAGATTAACAAAGCAGGAAGTCATCTAGATGCATGGGAACCACTTGTTAAATATCTGTTTGAAGAGATAATAAACCACTTAGGAGTGCCAATTGTGTTTCTTGGTAAGGATGCAGCTAGATATAAAAAATACACAGGGGTATTTGCTCATGTGTTTGAGCTTAGTCATCCAGCCAGTGATGCATATAAACATTCTGAATGGGATACAGAGGGTGTGTTCACTAAAGTGGATGTGCTATTAGAAGAAAACAATGGATTTAGTGTACAATGGGTGCCTATAGATGTGCCCTTTTAATTTAACAATATGAAAATAGAATATTGGAATTCTCCTTATGGAGGAGCAAAATCAGAATTAGCTAGAACAGAAAAATGGCCTGATACAGAAGAGTCTTTCATTAAGTTCTATGATCTTAATAACAGCTTAAAATATTGTAATGGATCACATTACATTATTGTAGATAAGGATGTTAGTGAAAGATATAGAAAAGAATTTTTACCAAAACATAATACAATTGAAAATTATTATAAAGGAGGAATAGTAGATTAATTTAAAACAAATAGAAAACATGGCAGAAACAACAGGACAATTAGACAGATTGATTGAAGAAAAAGTAAATACTAAGATCAACGAATTTACAAAAAGTATAAGAGAACAAATAACAAAGTTTCTTGTAGATAATGGAGATTATAGTGGAGATCATGTCTATACAGTAGATAAATGGACAGCAGATAGAAATGGTTCTAAAACACCAGAAACATTTAATCATGTATCATTATATCATGTAGAAAAAGGACTTATAGCAGGAATATCTAAGTCTGTTAAAGATAATATGGTTGCTAGAGCAACTAAACAATTATTAGAAAAAGTATCATTATTAAGTTAAGCAATATGGAAAATCAATTAATAAAGATAGAAGAGCTTGAGATAGGAGATGAAATCTTAACACTTACACAACAGCCTAAATATTTAAAAGTGGTAGAACTTCCTAGAAGAAGTAAAACAGCGTATCAATGGCAACCACTTGTAGATAGATACATAAGTGTAAAATGTAGAGTTAATGTAGGCATTAAGCAAAGACAGGGTACTAAATGGGACAATGTATTAAAACAAAGTGTTCCTTATACATATGACATAAAGAGTTATAAAATAGAAGCTCCTGAAGAGGATAGTCCAGTTGAGAAGTTTGACTTAAACTTTAAACAGATCTGGTTAGTAAAAAGAGAAACAATATGAGAACAGTAAAACATGGAGGAGATCTTCAAATAGGAGACTTCATAGCTATTAGTTATTCAGCTGGATTTACACTTGGTTGGTATTGTGGAGAAGGTAAAAACACATTACAATTCTTTGAAACACATTGGCCTGCTACATCTTTAGATCATTATAACAGAGTAAAAGCTGATGCAGCATATAAAGATCATGATAAAGCTAATTCAGAAGAGTTTGATAAAAGCTGGATAGCAAAATCATATGTAAATAATTGGAGATGGAGAGTGATAAAAATAGAAAACCCAGAGAGTTTATTTACAGATCCAGAAGACTTAAATAGATATATAGAATCAAAACAAATTTTAGAACAAATTAAATTTATATAACATGATCCTCGAAAAACAAACAGAAGCACACGTCCTAACAGAAGGACAAGCACAAGAAAGTATTGGTATGTCCTTAGACTTAGATTCTGCACAGATATTGATGCAGATGTTAAGTAAGAATTTATATTCTGATGATATAGGCTCAGCTATTAGAGAATGCGCAAGTAATGCTCTAGATAGTCATAGAAGAGCTGGTGTGGACACACCAATTGTAGTTTCATTAAAAGCTGCATCATATAACAATTATGAGTTTTGTGTAGAAGATTTTGGTATAGGCCTAGATGCTGATGATGTACGTAACATCATTAGTAAGTATGGTAAATCTACAAAACGTAATAGTGCTACAGAATTAGGTATGATGGGTCAAAGAAACTAGGCCCAGCGTAAGAGTAATTTTACGTTAAAAATATTGGATGAATTTTTGGAAATCCCTTGCAAATATCAATTCTTTTTAATACTTTTGTAGTATGGAAAAGAAATGTATAAATTGTGAAAGTAGCTTTGAGTGTAAAAGTTCAAAAGCTAAATATTGTTCAAATAAGTGTAAAAATGCATATAAATATAAAAACTACAAAAATCATTCTTTTTTATGTAAAGAGTGTGGTAAAGAAAACCACTCTTATAGAAATGATTTAGAATTTTGTAATAAAAAATGTGCTAAAATATACTTATCAGAAAAACCAGAATGTACGATAGAGATAATAATTGAAGAGATTATAAAAAATCCTCAAATATCAATTAAACAATTGTCTTTATTATTAAAAACCTCTTTACGAAATATTTATTATCGTATAGAAAAATCTGGATATTCTTCATATAAAGAATTAATTGGTGTAATTAAAGGAGTTTATATAGAAAAACAAAGAAGTGATACTTCTATAGCTTCTATAAACTGTTTAAATTATATTAAAGAAATTTTAAAAGAAGAGTATGAATCTGAAGTAGTTTTTGAAGGATTGTCTAATCCTTTAACTAAAAAAAGTTTAAGAGTTGATGGTTATTTTAGAAAAAAAGGAATTGTAGTTGAGTATCAAGGTATTCAACACTATAAAGTTATTCCATATTTTCATAAAGGTAAAAATACCTTAGAATATCAGAAATTTAAAGACCAATTAAAAAAAGACTATTTTGAACAACACAATATAAAATACATTTGTATACCTTATTGGTATACTAAAAAAGATATTTATGCCGAGACAATCAAAAGCGAAGCTGAAGATACATCTTCAGAACGTTTAGAGACTACCTGAGCAGTAAAGTCTGCTTAATAACAGGAAGTAGTATGGGTTAGTAACCATATGAAAAAGCGTCCAACCCCTATTTATAGGGTGATGATATAGTCCGACACTCTAGGAAACTAGAGATTAACAGAACCGCTAGGGTTCAAAGCACCTCTTGCTTATTCATCTAGTTTCTATTTTGTATGTAGAAAAGATGGAATGGAGCGTAAGTATATGATGTATGAAGGAGAAGATACTAACACTATCGATCTTTTATATGAAAAGGAAACAACAGAACGTAATGGTGTAAAAATTATTATTCCTGTTAAGTACAGTGACAAATGGCAGTTTCATAAAA